AATTTGGTTCTTTAGCTTGGGCTGTCCTTTTTTAATGCCTGTTTTATAAAAACCGTCGTGCACTTTAATAACTTGCTCAACTTTGCCACCATATAAAAAGGAAGACAAGTCATCACCAGAATTAAAGTTAAGGGGAATATTAGGGTAGTAGTTTGAGAGCGCTAATTTTGATTATCATACGGATTATTTAAACTTCCATAAACTGAGTGGGAGTCCGAGTGCCCCCCTAACAGAAAAGGGATATAAAGCTTTTTGCAAGGCTTTGGATATTGATTTCGAGGAGGCCCTTGACAAAGAAAAAGACACGTAAATATAATGGTGGTGCTTGGACGGAAGGACGGTGGAACTCATTTGTCACCTCCATCCTTAGGTCGGGCTCTCGTAGATGGCCTCCCAAGTATGACACCCTGAACGCAGCTAAGACAGAAAAGAAAGTTAATGTTAAGACAGGGAGAGTTGCTCAGCACTATCTATGTGCAGAATGCTCTCTCGACTTTCCTGCTAAGGAAGTGCAAGTAGATCATATAATTCCAATTGGCGTTGAGAAAACGTGGGATGAGTTTATCGACGGGCTATTCTGTGAAGCTGACAACTTACAAGTTCTCTGCGTCCCCTGTCACAAGATTAAAACTAAGAAGGAAAAGAAGAAGTGCTAATTGATAAAGTAATTGAAAATGATGACGGCTCTGTTAAGTTTTCCGGTGAGTTGTCGCCAGAGGAAACACAGCTGGTGGTAGAAATTGGGTTAAACTTCCTTGTACGCTCAGGAGCGTTTAATAAGGACGCTGGTAAGGCAAGTGTCATTAGTAGGGACGTAAACTGATTACATTTACGTGTACTAAATGTAAAGTCACTAAAGATATAGACGAATATCATAAGCGTTCTATGGTTAAACGCGGGCATGATTCTTGGTGCAAATCTTGCAAGAGTATTTATCGGAAAGATTACTTTGTGCGTAACCAAGAAAAAGAAACTATTAGGGGTAGAGTTAAGGCGTGGAAAGATGCTGGCATTACCATTAGTATGGAGGAGTATACTCAGCAATGTTCTGACCGTAAGAACTCTTGTGATATTTGTAGTCGAGTTGTAAAATCTCTAAATGTAGATCACAATCACGGCACAGGAAAGATTCGTGGACTGCTATGCGGTTCTTGTAACAGGGCCTTAGGATTATTTCAAGACAGCATTGAAGTATTAAAAAAGGCAGCAACATACTTAAAAAATAATGACTAGACATATGGTTTTGCCCGATGTGCAATCGAAACCGGGCATAGATTTTTCCTATCTAAATAAGATAGGGCGTTACATGGTGGAAAAGAAGCCAGATACTGTCATTTGTATCGGGGATTTTGCGGATATGGCAAGCCTTAGTACATATGATATTGGAAAACGAAGCTTCGAAGGGAGGCGCTATACAGCAGATGTAGCTGCCTCTCATGAGGCGATGAATCAATTCCTTAGCCCCCTTTGGGAGTTTAATGCTAAGGCCAAACGTAACAAGGAGAAGCAATACCACCCCCGTATGGTATTAACTGTAGGCAACCATGAAAATCGCATTAACCGTGCTGTTAACGATGACCCTAAGCTCGACGGCGTCCTATCTATTGACGACTTGGGCTACCAGTCTTACGGATGGGAAGTGGTTCCGTTTCTGGATGTGGTTGTTATTGACGGTATCGCTTATTCCCACTACTTCACTACTGGCCTTATGGGCCGTCCAGTCACTACTGCTCAAGCTTGCTTAACAAAGAAGCACATGAGTTGTATTCAGGGCCATCAACAAGGCTTGCAAATTGCCACTGGCTATAAGGCCGATGGCGGTAAGCTCACTTCTGTAATTGCTGGCTCCTGCTATGAACATGACGAAGACTATATGAGTAGCCAAGGTAATAAACACTGGCGCGGCTTCCTTGTCTGCCATGACGTTAAGGATGGCGACTTTGATTTGATGAGTGTCTCGCTTGACTACATTCACAAGAAATATCCTAGCTAATTGGAACGACTCTTTCCCTCCCCTTAACTTATGGAACTGGAAAATGATTAACGAACATGACATTAAGGACATGGCAGATGACAGTGGTGTGGACATTGTCAACCATCCCCCTCATTACACAAGCCACCCTTCCGGCATTGAATGCATTCAAATTACCGAGCATATGTCCTTCCTCATGGGCAACGCTATGAAGTATTTGTGGCGTGCTGACCTGAAGAATGGTGTTGAGGATTTGGAAAAAGCTGCTTGGTACATTCAACGCGAGATCGAGAAACGTGCAGCTTGAAGATTTAAAAGACCTCATCATTGCCAAGATGGACGAAACGTCCCTTCTTGATTTCTTAGACATTAGTATGGCAGAGCTTGTAGACATTTTAGAGGAACAAATTAGTGAGCGACAAGAAGACTTTGAGAGTTCAGTTGGAACATAAGCCTGACGACGAAAAGAAGAAATACATCTTGCGTAAACGACAAGAGTGGGAAAGTAGTAAGGAAATTCGAGAGTTCTTCTACGCTCCCCTAGAGTTTCCTTACAATGAGGATGCTAATGATTAAAGAAGACTTAGCTCAAGATATATATGAGTGTATTGTTAATTTAACAACTTATTCTTTTATATTGGGGGAGGCAAAGAAAGCACAGGAGCCTAACGCAGCCATTAAGGAAGCATATAACGAAGAGTATGCTGTACTAAAGAATCTACTTGAATTTGTAAAGGACTCCCGTGGAGATTAAACAAGCACCAAGCAACCCCAACTACATTCGCAAGGGGACACAAGACCTCAAGTGCACTGTCTGCCGCTCTTGGAAAAAGAAGCAGCCAGATGGAACTCGCCTATGTGTCACTTGCTATTTCCGCAACAAGCAAAAAGAAGAAGCTGTGAAGAAAGAAGACAATCCAGCATACAACCCTAACATTAAGATTGGTAAGCTTTGAACGACATTAGTGATCTACAGAAATACGTACATGCCAGCCGCTATGCACGCTGGCTAGAAGACAAGGGACGACGAGAAACTTGGGAAGAAACAGTGGCACGCCTGTGCGCCTTCTGGAGCAATAAGTATCCAGAAATCTTCCCCTATGCAGAAATGTACCATCAAATTGTTAACATGGAGTTGATGCCTTCCATGCGGTCTATGATGACTGCTGGGCCAGCCCTTGAAAGAGACAACATTGCTGGCTACAACTGCTCCTATCTACCCATCCAAGACCCCCGTTGCTTTGATGAAGCAATGTTCATCTTGATGTGTGGAACTGGTGTGGGCTATTCTGTTGAACGTCAATATATCCAAAAGCTGCCTGAGGTAGCAGAAACCTTCCATGACACCGACACCGTTATTAAAGTTGGAGACTCCAAGAGTGGATGGGCTTCCGCACTTCGACAGCTTATCTCTCTCTTATATTCGGGACAAGTTGCCAAGTGGGATGTTAGCGGAGTTCGACCAGCTGGAGCGAGACTCAAGACATTTGGTGGGCGCGCGAGTGGCCCGGCTCCTTTGGTTGAGCTGTTCCAGTTCACTACACAGTTGTTTAAACGTGCTGCTGGCCGAAAGCTTACAAGTGTCGAGTGTTCAGATTTGGTATGTAAAATCGCCCAAGTGGTTGTTGTTGGAGGGGTTCGACGCTCCGCTCTCATTTGCCTTTCAAACCTCACAGACGAACGTATGTCCAAGTACAAGTCTGGACAATGGTGGGTTGACGATGGACAACGAGCCCTAGCCAACATCAGTGCTGCCTACACGGAGAAGCCTGACATTGGTATTTTCATGAAGGAATGGCAAGCTGTCTATGACTCTAAATCAGGAGAACGTGGCGTCTTTAACCGAGTTGCTGCAAAGAAACAAAGCGCAGCTACTGACCGACGTAGCGATGCTCACGAGTTTGGAACAAATCCCTGCGGTGAGATTATTCTCCGACCCTTCGAGTTCTGCAACCTTTCAGAGGTCGTTGTACGAAGTGGAGACACTTTTGAATCACTTAAGCGCAAGGTTGAGTTGGCTACGATTCTTGGAACATTCCAATCCAGCCTCGTAGACTTCAAGTACATTCGCAAAGCTTGGCAAGACAATTGCAAAGAAGAGCGGCTGTTGGGTGTGAGTCTGACTGGTATCATGGATCATCCTTTGTTGTCTGGTTCTAGGGAAGCTCAATATCCGGGATATGAGTTTAATGCTGAACTTGGGGAGTGGTTAGCAGAACTTAAGAAAGTTGCAGTTGAAACAAACAAAGTTTGGGCAGCGAAATTGGGTGTCGAACAAAGTATGGCAATTACGACGGTTAAGCCGTCGGGGACAGTTAGCCAGCTTGTTGATTCTGCCAGTGGGATTCACCATCGGTATTCTGAGTATTACATCCGTACTGTACGAGCTGACTCGAAAGACCCTCTTGCTACTTTCCTGAAGGCACAAGGAGTTCCTGTTGAAACAGACGTCACTAATGCTTCCAACCTTGTCTTTAGCTTCCCTGTTAAGTCGCCTGACTCTGCTGTGTTGCGTAACGACATTGCTGCTGTGGAACAACTCGAACACTATCTTATCTTTAAGAAAAACTGGTGTGAGCATAACCCCTCTATTACAGTTTATGTCAAAGAGCATGAATGGCTTGATGTTGGGGCTTGGGTCTATCAGCACTTGGACGATGTGGGGGGTGTGAGTTTCCTACCACACAGCGATCATGTCTACCAGCAAGCTCCCTATCAGGAAATTAACAAGGAGCAGTATGAAGCTGCTGTAGCTAGTTTTCCTGTAATTAATTGGGGAGAGTTTGACCAATATGAGGTTGACGATTCTACAATTAGTATGCGAGAGTTGGCATGTGTGTCCGGTCAGTGTGAGATTATTTAATGAATTTTCCTAAGGAAAACAATGCTAGCCTTTGAACTAATCAACGGACTGGTGTTTGGCATTGAACACATGAGTGTACAGGATGGAGAAATGGAATGGCTCATTGCAATTCACATCGGCTTTATTCGTATTGATATTATTAAACTTACTCCAAAAGAGTAAGGGCGTAAAAAAGCCCCGGTCCTTAATTGGATTCGGGGCTTTTCTTTTTGCCTCTCTATTAAGAGAGAAATTGTTGCTTCTCAGCCATTCGGCGGGAGGTAATTTCCTTAGGGATAACCCACCTGTCAAACTGCTTAGCAGCGCCTTCAAAGTCACCAGCATCTAAAAGCTTCTT